GTATCAGTGGTAGTATTAAGTTTTTTCTTAGCCATATTATGGTTGTAATATTATGTCTTGTTCTTTTTTATATGTATCAGCTGTAATATTTAGTCTAGCATCTTTTGCTTTTGCTGACATAAAACGCTTAAGTTGTTCCATACTAAAAATTTCAATTTCATTCTCTATAGTTTGAACTGTATCTCCAATTCCATCATTATTTTTATCAATTAAATCCTCGGAAAATAATTTTATTTCTTCTTTTAATCTTATTGGAAAACCAGTACTGTCTTTGTTTGGGTAGTCTACAGAATCTGTTATTCTCTTCTTAAAATCAAAACTGTATTCAACACCCCTATCTTTACCTAACGTTATGCCTGCAAATCTTTTTAAATCTTGCAATAAAATGCTTTGAGCTTCTTTATCTTTTTTAAAAACATTTACATTTGTATTTTTAAAGCTTTCAATTTTTCCATCTTTTAATACTGTAAAAGCAGGTGATTTTTTATAATAGTATTCATTGTCATCAAGTATAGGATCACCAACTTCTTTTACCTCTTGAGTAGTTATCTCTCCAATAACATCAGGAGTTTTATATTCCTTAAAACCTTTATCAGCCATATCCTTATACCCATCAACTAATTCCTGTGAAACTTCATCTTTAAAAAAATTAATAGCTTTATTATACTCATCAGTACCTCTACCTTTTTGAAGCATTTCAAGATTTTCTTTATAATTTTTTTGTTTTTGTAATAATTCTGTTTTTACAGTTTCATCTGTTATCTTATCTAGATCTAAATCTATTGTTGCATTATAATACCCACCAGTATTGAAGTCAAAATCATCAAACAACAACGACACAACATCATTTTCATTTAAGCTATTTTTGTAAAATTTTTTCTTAAAATTAATTTCATCATCTGTTAAGTTTACACCTTTTGCCTTACCTAACTCGTATGCTTTAACTGTCTCTGTAAAAAAAGCATTAGCTGTTTCATCAGCTTTTTGATAAATTTCATCATTATAAATAAAACTACCTGATTTTTGATCAAAATTATATGATTTGCCAAGTGCAAAGTTTAAAGTATTTTTTGCTTTTTCAGGATCTATAATACCATTAGCATCAGATAATTTTCCATCTTTAGCTGAAACAGATAGTTTATTAAAGTAATCAGCCATACCCTCCATAGAAGCTGCAGATCCTTGAACAGTAGACAATATCTCATTCATTTGAAGTCTAAGAGCGTCTCTTTCGTTTCTAGGTGCATTATGCATTCTTCTCTTTATTTCATATAATTCTTGTTTTTTACCCTTAAGCCAAGGTAAGACTATATTTTGTTGATCTATGTTTAATACATTGTAATCCTTTTGTAAGGCTTCTACTTGATCAAATGTTTTATAGAATTCTTCTTCTACTTTAGTATAATCTTTATCTTTTTCAGCTCTAACATATTTAAAGGTATCCATAAAGGTTGATTGAAAACCCTTAGCAACACCTGCACCTACACTAGCGGTCGGACCAAAAGCATCAGCAGCACCTCGTACTAAAGTACCATCAGCTCTCGTTGATCCTCCTCTTATCCCTTGTCTTCTTGGCATAATTTTATTTTTTTATTTCTTTTTGTTAATTAGTCTAATCCAGGTCCGTTATTTGGATTTGGTTTTGGATTTGGCTTTGGTTTTTCTTTTATAATTTCTTCTATTACTTCATCTTCTACACCAGTTTTAGGTAGAGGATTTGATAATCCTCCGGCAAAAGCACCTGCCGCCATACCTCCAGCAGCACCAATACCTTGATACATAGCAGCATCGTTTTGAGCTAAAGCTAGTTTAGCAGCACCAAGTCTTTGTTGACTCATACCTAACAAAGTTGATGTTTTACTCATCTCTAAGTTTCTAGCTTGATCTGCTCCACCTAATCTCATTTGTTGAGCTTGCATAGCACCTTGAGCACTAGCCATTTGGTTTTGTCTCTCTTGCATACCTATCGATGCAGATGATTGCTGCGCAGCCAAATTAGCTTGTCCTTGAAGTGCTTGTGCTAAACCAGCAATACCAGAACTACCTGCAGCTCCTCTTAAGGATGATAATATATTAGCTTGACTTTGTCTCTGTTGTTGTCTAGCAAATTCAGCTTGCTGTTGATTAACAGTTAGATCTTCCATTGTGTTTTGAAAGCCAGCATATATATTAGAGGTATCTATATTTTCATATTGCCTCATTCTTTTAGAGTGTTCAGCTTCAGCAGATGCTATAGCTGATTTCTTTTTGCCTCTACCAATCAAGCCTCCAGCTAAAGAGGCTGATGCCGCAACTCCAGATCCTATTAATATTCCTCCTACTATAAAACTCATATTGTATTAGTTTTGTTTTTTTAATAATTTTAAATCTTCAGCAGTTATTAAAGGATCATTAAAATCCTTAGCAATAACTTGCTCTTCTATTTTAGCAACGTCTGTTTCCTCTGTTGCATGTACTGTTACAAACACACAATCAGTGTGCGTATATATAATTCTTTTTGTTCCTGGCTTTGTTATACCATGGTATGGAGCTTTCAGATGTTTAATTCCATCTTCTGTCAATATTGACATTTCTCCTTGCATTAAAAAAAATGGATGTTCTTTTTTATGTATCGCAGTTACTAATAATTCTCCAGCAGGATTAAATATCTCTCTTATATAACAACCATCAGCAAAGCTATGTTTTACAGGATTAAGTTCTTTAAGCTTATTTTTACTCATCCATATATTATTGTCAAATCCTTCTTTTTCTAATTCAGTTATTTTTTCCCTAAAAGTATTTCTTTTTCTTATTTCTTGACCAATCTCCCAAGCTTCTTCAAAATCAAAGCTATGCTTAATACCTAACTTTTCTGTGTATTCTACAAACTGTTTTTTTGATTGTTCTTTAGTAAGTGGTTTCTCTTTAACTTGATTTTCAATATCATTTAATTTCATATAACTTAATTTAATAATATAGTTACACTATTTGTAAACTATTTACTGTTTATAGAAACTTCTGAACCAACAGCATATAACTCTACAGGCTTATGAGAGTTGTTTTTCATAACAACTTCTGCATAATAACCTTTCAGTGATGATAAGTTAGCTTTATTATCTTTTGTGAAAAGTATAAAATTACTTGTTGTTGGCCTAGTTTCCCATTCATTTATATTGCATGTTACTGTATCTCTAATAGAGTTTATACCTGTACATTCACCAATAACTATCGGAGCACCAGCAACACCATCAGTACCTATAATTGACTTATATACTGTGTCACCTACTTGTATTGATGAGTTTATTGTTTTGTTAAATACTAAATTAATTGAATCTGCCATATTTTTAAGGTTGTATTGGTAAGTATATTCTTGGCTCTACTATTAAAGATTGACCGGCAGCTACAGTGGCTGATAAATTTAAATCAAATGAAAATGTTGCTTGGGTTACTATAGGACTTGCATTGGCTGTCGTTAAGGTAGAAGTTAAAGCTGCTTGAACAAAACCACTTGGACCTGTTGTTAAAGTACCATCTGAAGTATTTTTAAATCCTGTTGTACCTGGTCCTAAGTACAATTTAACACCACTCATTGTATTACTATACCATACACCCATTACAGTACCAGTAAAAGTTATTGTTGTGCCTGCAGCTGTACCTACAGCAATTGACTTAGGGTACATAATTATATTAGAAATATAATAAGATGTACTAGATGTTGTTTGTATAAATATGTATGTTGTAGTTGAACCACCACTTCCAGCGTTTGAAGCCGCTTGTAATATGTTATTTAAATTTAAGCCTACAGATAAATCTTGACTACCATATCTAGCTACAGACATTAGACCTGTTAATGTATATTTGTTATTTCCTGTTATAGCGTCACTTAAATTACTTATACTAAAATCCCAATTATAAGGTGTTGAAAAAGTAAGTTCGTCTCCAGATGATACATAAGTGCTTGCTCCACCACTTAAAGTTGTGCCATCAACAGCTAAGGTTATTGCAACCGTAGATGGTATGGCACCAATAGTAATAATTTTATCAGAGTGATTAGTGTTTATACGATCTGAAGTAATAATAGCACCAACAGCAAGAGAGTCTGGTATTGCACCACTAGCAAAATACACGTTACCTGTACCAGAAACAACTCCAGCGGCAGCAATTACTATTTCGGTATATTGAAAATCTTCTTCTAAACTTACTTCTCTTTGTTTTGATAAAGTAGTAGTACCACCAACAGATGCTACTATCTTAAATGGTATTTTAGAATATATAGATCCAGAATCTGGTTCACCGTAAGCCTCATAGTTACCGTTATCTAAAAACTTAAGTTCACCTGATGGTGTTGAAGTTGGTGTTTGATCTATTGTTAAAGTTGTACCACTTATGCTTTTAACTCTAGTTTTAGCTGGAATATTCGTGCCAGTAACTAACATACCAGGTTTTATTTCTGTGTTACTTGAAGATAACGTTATTGTTTTAGAGTCAATTTCTGCACCATTACTTGCGATTGAAACAGTATTATCTAAATTTCTTATATTTATAGCAACACCTGGATTTTGATTATCTACTAAATTAGAGGTTGCGTTTAGATTAATTGTTGGCTTCTCATACTGTGTAACTTCACACAAAGCAAAATCATTACTAGAGTCCAATGTAGCATTACCTAAAAAACTAGATGATAAATCCGCTGGTGCTACAGCTCTAATAAAATATCTATAATATCTTGTTGCTGTTATAGCATCATATTTTTTTGTTATAGAAAGCCTACCAGTGTCAGGTAAAGTTATTGTATATGATGTTGCTTGATATGATTCTGATGAACTATTGTAAAATTGTTTAAAAGATATTGTACCTGTTGGTGTTGATGCAGCCGAAGCACTTCCTAGTGTTAAGTGAATTGTAATAGCATCAGTTGTAGGATTAACTTCAACATAATTAACTACTGTATTATTGGGTATATTCGTACCAGAAACACCCATACCAGATTGCACTGAACCTACGTATGTAGTGAATGATATTGTTGCAGCAGTGCCTGAGCTACCTGGTTGATTAAAAGTTATTGTTCCAGAACCTTCAGCTTCGTTAGAAAAAGTAAAAGTTGGATTTGTTTCAGCATCATAACCTGTTGAACCTTGTATTACCATTGTTCTACTTTCACCACCACTTAATATTGTTTTATTACCACTAATAAAAGAAGTTAACTCAACTACACCAGGGTTAAATACTTCAACAGCTTTAGCTGTAAACACTAATTTATCAAATTTAGGATTATTTATACCATATACATACTTAACAGTAAAAGCTACTGAAGTTGATGTAAATGTTAATGTAGTATTGTCTGGTATTGTTTTATTAGATGATAATGTTAATGTGTTAGTATTTATTGAAGAAACTCTAGCATCTTGACCTAAACCTACACCAGTAACAGCCATACCAGCAACTATACCAGAATGTCCAGCATCAAGTGTAACACTATTGCTATTATTCACAGCACCATTAACAGTTGCTGTAGTTGTTGCCCAAGTATCCGTTATAGTATAACTACTAACTGAACTGCTATCTTCTTCTTCTATAAAAGCAACTGGTTTTGTAAAAAAGAAATAATTAGTATTCGCAGCAAATGTTTTAGTTAAAACAGTAGCAGCAGTAGTATTGTAAGTACCACTACCAGAGTAAGCAATACTATCACTAGATCCAGTTGTTGTATTTTCTTCAATAGTATCATATGTTCCATTTACAGTATAAGTATTTGCAGTTGCAGCACCATTTATAGTTGTTACTCTAGTAGTGTCAGAGCTTGGCATTGTACCACTTAAGGTTAAAGTTGCTTTTACATTAATACCATCTTGAGCAAAAGATATACCACTAACACTATTACCCGTGTTTATTGAGAAACTTGAAGCACTTATACTAAATCCAGTTGTTGGTTTCATAGTTAAAACTATAGTACCTGGATTACCACTTAAGCTAGTTCCACTAGCAACTCCACTTATAATATGTGACGCATCAGAATAATCAACATTATCATCACTAACACCACCATTTATTTTTATAGTTAATCTACCCTGTGTAGTACTTGTTGCACCTGTTATAGATGAAAATGTCCCTAAGCCTTGAACCGAAAGCTCTTTAGTATCTATATTAGATAAAGAAGTAGTATCACCTGATATAGCGCTACTCCATAAACCTTCTTTGTTCTTAAACAGCTTAACGCTTCCACTCTGTGAATTTGTTGTTATTGATGTTCCACTCCAACCTGTAACCTCTGTTTCTGTTAATTGAGCTATTTGATTAGAATTGTAATTAGATTTTTGTAAATCAGAAAGTGTTGTTCCAGAAGATATTACTATATTAGAACTTAATGCATTACCTGCTGCATCAACAGATATAGTACCAGAGTATGTGTACGATTTAGAATCAGTACCTTCGTAAGATAATGTTTTATATTCTTTTATTATTGATGGTTGATCATTAATAAGTAATGTAACAGATGAATCAGAAGTCTTAACAAACTCTATATTAACACTATTACTAATAGTTTGTGCTGATGACAAAGTCACAGTAGTATTACTTGACTTATTAGGTATAGAAACGCCTCCAACAGTACTATAAGGTATTGATATATTTGCTACAGTAACATCACCTACAATACCATCGCCTATAACATAATCTCCTATAGATACATTTTTTATACTAGGCTGAGTTGATACAGACAATGAAGTACCGTTTGATAAAGCAGAAGTTACTTTAGCTAAGGTTTGATGAAATGAGTTTCTTCTTTCATTACTATGAGCATATAAATAACCATTATTGTATGTATAATAAGTATTATTTAAGGAAACTCCTGACTCAGGTAAAAATGATTTAAAACTAGTCCAACCATCTACTCTTTCATCAAAGCATAAAGTATAGCCGTTAAGTGTTATATTGTAAGATCCTTTTCTTTCATTGTATGATCCTATTATTGAATTAGACGGTGGTAGATTGTCATTAAACCAATCTGTCATACCTTTCATAGCTATATCCGTTAAACCATCTCTAGACAGTCTTAAAACAGATCCTCTAGCTTTGTCTGAAAAGTAAACTCTATAAGCATGAGATACAAAAGATTCTGGATTTTTAGATATACCATATTCGCCAACAAATGGTATTGCTTGGCCTAACACTCTATTAGTCGATGTTAAATTAGTATTTCCATCAGCATTAAATAAAGCATCTTTATTAGCTAATATTTTTAAAACTTTATCTTCACATAAGGCTATTAAATCAGTATCTCTTATATGTAGTTTTTGAATACTACCATATTCAGGATTTAAATCTTTTGTTATTTTTTCAGCTTGAATAAATTCATTTAATCTATTAACACCTCCAGTAGAGTTAAATATACCAGACCAAGTTATAGTATTGAGTTTCACCTCTTGTTTATACTTTTCATTTAATACTGTTGAAACGACAGGACCTTTGTCTATTGTAACAGCATTATAGTCATCTCTAAGTCTATTAGATTCAACGCCTTGGCCAAAACTGTAACAGTTACACCAGTCTAATTGATGATTTTGTCCATGTACTTGACCATCGGCTATTGTTATATTTGCAGTACCGCTATTTATAGTACCACTAGTTGTTAGTGTAAAGCTATATATGCCTTTTGGATCTGTAAAAGTTAATACGCTTCCTGAGGATATAGATCCAGTGGTACTAGTACTTAGTATTATTGTATTATTAAAAGGATCATAGAAATTTACAACAGAATTAGTTGCTATACCCGTGCCAGTTACTTTTAAACCAGTTTTTAATATAGGTATTGCACTACCAACTTCATTATATATATCTAAATCTATAGACTCTTTAGGCTCAATTTCAAATATAGCTGGGTTACTAGAAGATATGTCATTTTCTTCAAGAAAATCTGTTGAAACAAGTTTTCTTACTATATGAATTTTTGCTATTCTACCAGTATCAGAAGTTTCATCTGTATCATCATATGAGAAACCATCATCATAACCTTTATTTTTATCTGTAATATCGTTAGTTACTTTTTCAAAGTCAATATAAAGTTCTCTTCTTCTTCCTACTGTTCTTTTTCTTCTGCTATTCTTTTTTGATCTCCAACCAGTTTCAACTCTTGCACCTGTTATTTTATAAATAGAACCTAGTAAACCTTTGACATTTTCAAATTGAATTAAGTTACCAACTTGCCTCAAATCTTTAGACATAGGATCTGTTATAATATCCTCATACTTATTGTCTTTGTCATGTTTATCTCCTGGTAAATCTACACCCGCTAAATAAATAGTAAAATCTTTACTACCTAATTTTGGATGATTGTGTTCACCTTTATCGTATGTGCTTGTTGGATTAGTGTCCGTCCAACACCAATCAACATTTTTATCTTTATTTGGTTTAGAATTCCATATAGCCAAAGTACCTCCCAAAATTAAAATAGGTGATACACCCCGACTTATTGCCGCAGCAGCTTCGGGTGGAATAGCAATATCATTGTCATTCTCAGGGTCACTTAGTGCATTTTGTATTACATTTAAATTTCTTATGCTAGAGAATTCAGTTTTTGCGGCGGGAAAAGTCTCTATAACACTTTCATCAAAAACACTATCTCTATTTATTTTAAGGAAAAATCTACCAAAAAACTGAGAGTCTATTTTTTTCTCTTTTTCTAATACTTCTATTTTAAATTCAACAACACCATCTTGATCTGTATTAAGAAAATAAGAGCTTAATATTGTTCCATCTGTGTTATATGAAGCAAACACATCTTTATCTGTATCTTTTATAGATGATTTAAGTGTTATTTCATAAATTTCTAAACTACTTTCTTGCTTTCCAGTTGGCCCACCTTTTTGAACCTTATATCTATTAGTAACTCCAACAATATTATCTCCTTGTAAAGTAGTTATTACTATTTCTGCGTTAGAAGAAAATGAATTATAAAAGCTTGGGTTTTGAGCATCTGTAGGACCTAAAAATTGAAAAGCAGATCCTTTAGCTATAGGCTCGTTAGATAAAGCACTACTAATAAATCTACATTGAACATTTGCTGTTGCCTTAGATTTTAATTGTTGTGATATAAAATCTGGAACTTCGCTCTTAATATCTAAAACCTTATATCTAGCAGGTAAATTTACAAAATCATTTTTATCATGTTTTTTCTTTAAAATTAAGTAATCTTCTTCAGTTACTTTATTTCTTTCTGAAGAAGGAAAAGACAACCATATATTACCATCTTCAGCTAAATAATATCTATCTAAAGCAATATTGTAGTATTCACTAGATGTTTCTTTTATAAAATGCTTGAAATGTGTTGCGAAAGCAGGTGCATGATTATTTAACTGACAACTTAAACTATTTACTTTATCAGCGTATGTTTTTGGTATTGTTACAGCTGCTTCTTTTTTAGAAAAAACAGGTGTTTCTCTACTATAAGGATCTAAATAAACAACACCAGCTTGATATGTTCTTTGTGATTTTATAGATTTTTCTGGTGTTCCTACAGTAGTTATATCTGCTGAATTATGTGTTGTTACTATATCAGGTAATCTATTATTTTCTATATTATAACCTTGAGTATAATTACCATACAGTATTCTATTAGAACTAATTTCTTGAGATTTAGCTTTTAAAGGAACGTTATCCCAAGGTCTAAGCATTTGATTAGATTCTACAACGTCACCAACTATTTCACTTTTTATTTCGTAAGGAAATTCTGTAGATAAGTCTTCTGTTTTTATTCTATCTACAACATATACATTATTGTTATTAGATTCTTTATATAACAAATCTACCTCAACTACACCAACAGGTGGTGTTTCCAATGTTTGGATTTCTATTTTTCTGGAAGTATTTTCCATACCCACATTATATCCGTCAGATGATTTATATTCAAAATCAGACGGAATAAAAGCTATATTAGAAAAAGGTGCAAAGGTAGAGTATTCACCATCTATATACTTCCATCTATAAGAAAATCTTACAAATTTATCTTTAAATAATGGTTCATCTTCAAGCAATATAACTTCCCATGGTAGAGTTGTACCAAAAGGTACTTGATCTGGTATTGATTGTATTTTGACAAAAGTTGTTTTAAAAGAATTTGTTCCTTTAGTTACTTCGACAAGTATTTCATAGCTTACATCTCCTTCTATAGCGTTACTATCAGTGTAAGATAATTTAAGTATATCACCAATTCTAAAGTTTGGAGCTAGTGGAAAATTTAAAGATAAAACATATCCATTAGGTCTAGAAACACCTGTAGCATTATCAACAGTTTTAAAACTTGCACTATAAGATTCTACGTTTATAGGTTGATTACCTGTTCCAACACCTGTTCTTTTAGAAGCAGATAAATCTAACTCAGGCTTTATATTAGGTGAAAGTTTTATTACAGTTATGTCTTTTTCTGTAAAATTACTACCAGTAGAACCTAAATACTTTGTTTGTACTTTAAATTGATCTGAACCTACAGTAGTACCTTCTTTAAATTTCTTTATGTTTATTCTTTTTGGTTCTGTTTGATTATCTGTCCAAAACAATAAACCATCAATTATATTTATTCCAGTTATTAAATAATCAGAACTAAAATTTAAAATATCATTTATATCAACTAGTATAGGTTGTATAACTTTAGTATCATCGTCATATTCAATTACCGCACTACCATTTATAATAGCATTACCTGCATCATTTAAAAATGAATAATGTATAAACCAATATATATTGTCGTTTTGAGTATCTACAAAAGAACCAATACACTTTGGATCTATTAAATCAAAAAAATTAGAGTCAGCAGACCAATCAGTTAATATTTTAGTATTCTCATCATACAACCTACCTCTTTGTAAAACAGTACCTAATACGTTTTGTATAGAACCAACGTCAGATCCCTCAGATGTTATTATTTCCACATTTTGAGCATCTCTATACTCTCCATTTGGCAATAATCTTTCATCTAGGTCTTTATTCATACGACCTCTACGAAAATGATGCTTTAATTCTGGCATATTTTAATGTTTAATTTGCTTTGATTTATTTCTCATTATGAGCGCTAACTCATTAGATTTAATATTAGAAAGTCTAAGTTTTGCAACTCTTTTAGCAGCAAATCTTTCTTTTCTGAATCTATTAATTATGTATTCTGGGATTTTAGTTTTGCTTGCTAGAACAGCATAAGCAATATGTTTGTATGTGGCTTCTTCAGCAAACTTATGTACTATCATTTCTGAATCTGTACCTAATCCATCACTTATGTATTTAAGTGTTATAACTTTGCCTACTATGTTAGAGCTAAAATATATACTTCCTTTTTGCTCATCTATAAAAAATGTTCCGTTAGATTGAGAATACTCAGGTAAAATACCATATCTTTTACCTTCAGAATAAATACTTAAAAATTCTGGATCTATACTGTCATTTGTCTCATCTGCAGATGAATCTGCTGAAGAATAACTATTCCATGTTTCAGAATTAAATGCTCTTTGAATGTTTCCATTAGCATCAAATAAGTATTTATAATCTGAATCTTGAAGCAAAGCAGTTGGATTACTAGTATCTCTAGTTGGATATATTATTTTTTCTAAACCACCTGAATCTTTCCAACTAAGCTTTACATAATTAACATAATCTTGTGGTAAAACCATTGTAAGAGCTGGTGGTACTTCTATTTCTTGAGACTTTGTAGATTTAAAAGTATCATAACTTAATTCTTGTATCGCTCTTTGAGCGTGAAAAGCTACATCTGCTTTTTTAACCCTATCTATTATTTTATCTTCGCCAACGTAAGAAACCATGAAGTTATTTATAATATCTTCAATACCTATAAACTGGTAATTACCATGTTGTTCTGTTTCAGCTATTTCTCTTACCAAAAGTATTAAACCATTCTTTGGTGCACCATCAGAAGCTTGTACGTTTGTGTTTACACTTGAATTTGTAAAGGTTAATACATATGTAGAACCATTATAACTATAATTGTTTGGATCTATTAAAGTCTCATTTATAAATACTTCAAACTGTTCTTCAGCTGTTGGTCGAGTTGGAAAACTTGCTTGTAAAAGAGTAAAAGTTTTAGTTGTTCCATCACCAGTAAATGTCTGTGATTGATTGTAGTATGATTCTTGAGTAGTTGTTCCTAGTAATCCCATTTATTATGCTTTTTCTTGTTGAATATTTTTAACTTCTTCTTGAGAAGATATTTGGTATAAACTAGGATCTTTTATTATAATACCAGCTATAGCTAATATCTTAATTACTAATAAAGTTTCCTCTGATTCATGAAGTTCAAAATTTACAGCTGTGTTAGAATTATACAATGTTTCATTGTTTATTATAGTATAACCCCAAGATACATCTGCTGGCTTTCTTATATAGTTATATGTTATATCAGAAGATATAGTGTTTGGATAAACCTCTATTCTATTACCAGAGTTAGTAATTCTTATAAATACAGGTCTTTTGCTTGATGGAGCAGCTAAAGGTGATAGTTTATATTGTATTAGTTCTTTTCTTGTTATTTCTTCAACCTCATAATCTACTCCAGATAAAGTATAATAAACATTACCTAGTTGATATATTTCAGGATTATCAAACTTAAAAGTTAATACTACATTATCAGATATTGACGCTGAGCTTGTTAAGCTTAATGTTGTATGACCTGATGAAGGTGTATTTAATGATACAGTGTTTATTTTTATTCCCGATGAAACTCCTGTTCCTGTAACAGTCATACCTGGTAAAACGCTATCAGTTGTAGCATCTAAAACAACAGATGTTGAACTTGAAGTAGCACCATCAACAGTACCTGTACCAGTCTCTGAGCTATCAAGTCTAACAACATTGTTAGTTATAGACAAAGGTGTTTGATTAAAAACCTCAAATATAGACATCTTTTCTTCAAGAAAAGCCACTGAATCTGAATACTCTAAATCATATTTAGGCAATCTTTTGAATTGACCTAAATCATAAAAGTATTGATTAAAAATATCCAATTGAGCTTGGTTAGCCATCAAATTAAATTCAAGAGGTGTTATATATCCTCTTTGTTCTTTGTTTGATATAGCCAATACTCTTTGATATACCGTATCTATATTTACCATATTTTTTTATTTTGTAGTAGTTAAGCCACCAAGTTGATGGCCTAACATCTACATGGAACTTAATCCTTTAATCGTTTTTCAATATTTGAGAATATCTCCATACCCTCATCTGTCTTGAAGAAAGCTGCTAACGCAGAATATGGATGTTCATCAAAAGGAACAGTCATAATTTTTCTTCCATTGCTAGCCCAAGTAAAATTTCTTTGATCTTGAGATAGTTTTATAATACCTGCTTCATTAGCTTTAATGCCAAAGTTTCTCAATTGAACATTATCATCAGAAACTAATTCTAAGAACAAACCTGGATTATTCTTAGCAAATAGTAATAAATCTCTCTTAAGTTCCTTAGAAGTCATCTCTGATACCTTAGAACCAATCTCTACACGCATAACAGCTTCAGCCATTTCTACGTCTAAACTTTTAGCGGCATTTAAAGCCTCTATTTCTAGTTCCATTATTTCAAGCTCATCAACAGCATCTTTAACTTCATCTAGTTCGTAATATACTTTATCTTTCATTGGATGATAGAGAGAAAGTAATTTCTGAAGTGTTTGTTTATTTTTAGGAACTGTTAAAGCGCCGTCTCTGAATATTACGTGCTCTAATCTAGCATCGCCTTTGAATTCATCTACAAAAGGTGTTTTTTGATTAGAAGTTAATCTTAACTCTCTTTCATAACCTTTTTCTTCATCAAACCAATATATATTAGATGATTTCATCATATAAGCAACTGGTGATAAATCTTTTAATAAATATGTTCTTGACTTGATTTCCCAAGTATTTGTTTTAATTTTTTCTTTTGTTTTCATAATATAATATAATATAATAAAGGTAAAAATTACCCTCATCAATTAGACGAGGGTAATTATTAATATAATTTATCAGTTAAGCATTACAAAGTTGTTCGCACCTTGTACTACCAAACATCTCTCTGAAAGGTAATGTACCTCCATAGCATCAAGATCCGAAGTGATGTTTCCACCGACAGATCCTGTAATCCAAGACTTCATTCTTCGATCATCAGCTTGAGAAGCTCTGTATCGAGTATGCAAAAATGGACGCTTAAGGTTTTTACCTAATTGCTCATCATAAACAGAAGAAACTCCAGCTGGAATAAATACTCCTCTAATTTGAGCTGTATTAGCAGCTGCAACAGCTCCTCTAGTCATTGAATCATTCAAATATTTCCAATCAGTCTTATAAAAATCATAAGATCCTCTTCGGAAACCTGAAAAACCAAGATTCAAAGCCATATCCTCACTGTTACTAAATACTCCAAAAGAAGTACCACCAGAACCGTAAGAATTCTGAGCAGCAAGCATATCATCAATAGCCAATGCTGTGTCTCTATTTAGATAAAGCATGTTCTCTTCAATAGCACCTTGCTTATCTAGTTCTTTAAGTATTAGATCAAACTCAGCTAAATCGTCGCTTGCAGAACTACCAGCAACACCGTTGGCAAGAATACCTCTTTCTTCAATAGCAGCAAAAAGTCCTTCAGATCCTTCTGGTGCACCACCGGCTCCATTAGTTCCTTTTTTTACAGCTTCTACCATAGACATTTCTAGGTAATCAGTAAATCTAGACTTAGTATCTCCTTCAGCTTTTAAATACCAAAGATAACCTGACTGTCCAGCTTCTCCAGTTACTTCAACCCATCCAATTTGAGAAGTATCAGAACCATTTACATGGTACTTATCTTTCAATATAATAGGCTTGTTACTGAATGACTTGAACTGAGGGCTGATAGACTCACCTCTTCCATTAGTTCCTTTTGTAAATTCAGAACCATAAACAAAAATATCAACAACATCGTTATCAGCAAGACCACCTTGACCAGAACTACTTCCAATCAATACGCTAACCGTATAAGGAGCTACTGTTATTGAAGTAGAACTTGTATCTTGATCTGAGACATAAGCTTTGTACGTTTTGTTTTTAGTAGGACAGCTAATAACTATAGTATCACCTAACCTAATTGCATGAGTACTAGGTAGACCGTCTATAACATTAGTAGTACTGTGTATTGCACCTGAATATTTCAAGTGTAATCTACCCTGCTCAGACCAAACAACTTGATCAGAAGTCATAGACTCTTCAGCTCCAACTTGAGCTAGGAATCCAGAAATTGTCCTTTTTCCATAAGCTTCTGCTTCTTCTTCAATTAGATCTGGTAAAAACTGTTGTGACCAGTTTGCTTGTCCAGCTGTAGCGAAATCTAAATAGTTAGATGCTACAGCAACTTTATTTGGGGCGGGAACTGCATTATTTCCCGATTGTGAAATTGCCATAATTTTTAATTTTTAATTTTACTTTTTTACTTTAAATTTAAAAGTTGGAGAAGTATCATCTCGCAAAATTCTTGCTTTAACTTGGCCATCATTAACAAATCCCTCGTGACCTTGTCTCGGGTCCATGTCAATGTTTTTAGATTTTGCAACACTATTTTTTATTGCATCAGCTTTGCCTTGTTCATAGAAGTGATTTGCAATAGCATCTGGATTCATTGCTGTAAATAAAGATTTATGATAACCTTTAGCATCTGACATTTCATTATTTTTATTTAGAAACTTTCCAATAAAATTATTAATGTCGCTTTGTGTATCCTTAATCTTATCAGCATCCTTAACGTTAAACCTATATCTCTTATCGCCGACCTTATATTCAAAACCTTTGAATTGATCAGAAAAAACTTCATTAGTTTTATTTTGAAATGTAAGTTTTTGCCTTTCAGCTACTTTGTTGTTACTCTCTGACTCCTTATTGTAACGATTGAAAAAATCCATAGCTTTTTGTTGTTCAGGCGTTAGCTTAGAACCAGCTTTGATTTCTTCATAATATTTAGACTTTTGCCCGTCTAAGTGGCTCCTAGCGTTGGCAACTTGCTCTTTAAACGCTAGTTTTTTTCTTTTAACCTCTCTTTCATCATCTAATTCTTCATCATAAAGAAAAGTATCTTCAATCAAAAAATTTATTTCATCATTTGATAAATGAGGTTTTGTTTGTTTATAGTAATCTAATAATAACGAATTATCATCAATCTTACTGTAATCTTGATTTAGTCTAACATAATCTTCTAGACTTCCTCCAGTATCATTCATGAAGTCAACTACCTTCTGTATATTTTCAGGTAAATCAACTCCAGTTTGTTTTTGTTCTTCTACAGCTTCCTTAACTTCTTCGGTTAAATCTTCTGTTTTTTCTTGAACTTCTTCTTCAGTTATTTCCTCGAGAACGCTCTCTTGCTCATTCTCGGGAACTTGTTCTTTATTTTCTTGCCTATCTTCGCTTTGGGTGTTTTCTTCTCCCACTGTCTCGCTAGTTGTGGATTTGTCGCCCACAGGTAATTCCTCTGTCTTTGACTCTTGAACGGCATCTTTTGTTTGTTGATTTTCTTCTTCTTTAGTAATCACCTCTTCTTTAGTTTTATTAAACTCTCTGAGGTCAACCTTTTTAACTTCATCAGTATTTTTTTTAAAACTAGGTTTTTTAATTCTAATTTTATTGTCTTCTACTGTTGATTCTACATTTTTTTCTTCTATTTGTTGTTCTTGTTTTTTCTTAGCCATAATATAATATAATAAAAAAATTAAAAATAATTATCTAGGATCAAATGCACCTAGATTAAAACCGCCTTCCATAACGTCATTTCCTGATGACTCAAAGTTTTTAGGTGGTTTTTCGTTTTTCCTTTGATCAATCAACTCTGACTGTTGAGTTGCTTGTATTTTTGTTCTATTGTCTTTTCTATCTTCTTTATTTGTTTCTTTAGTTTTTTGAGCATCAACTTCCATTTGTTTTAGTTGCATGTTCATTTGAAATTCAAGTTGCATTAACTCTTTTTTAGCTTGAACTTCTTGTTGCATTTTTTGTGAATCTATCTGACCTTTTAATTGTTCTAATTCACTATTAATTTGAATTAATGCTTGTTGCTTTTGAACTTCAGCTTGTGCAGCAACTTGTTGTGCTTGTGCATTAGCTTGAGCTTGAGCTTGTATATTTCTTTCTTGCATCTGCTGATCTCTTTCTTGCTTCTTCTTTCTTCTTATTTTAAGAAGTTGATTTGCAAGCTTTATATTTTTAATTTCTCTAAGATCAATAGCATCCTCTATATCTATACCTTTTTGAGCAACTGCTGCTTGTATGTTGTTTTCTAGTATTTGTTTTTCTTCTTCATCAGGCGCTAACTCTATAAATATACCAAAATCATGAATATGTAAGTTGGCCATTTCTTCTAGTGTTGCTACATTATGAACTCCTATACTTTGTATAAAAGCACTTCTTGCTGGAGAATATTCTATAATATCAGAAATTCTAAGTGAAACAGATTCAGCTAGTTCAGATGTTAAGAATAAACTACTTTGAAGTATATGTCTTGTAGCTGTATTTGAGTTTGCTGCTGCAAGTTTTTGTACGCCAACTAAAGCATCTTTTGAAGGTGTACTACCATCTCTTGCTTCATTTAATCCAGTAACATCTCTTATCATCTGTAAATAATAATTATATGTTTGAATTAAACTCTGCATTTTAGCTCCACCATTACCGCTTGCAATTTCTTGAATAGGTACTTTACCTGGATTCATATCACCATCAGCAGTTAATGATCTACCTATAATACTACCAGTTTGAAAGAACATGTTAAGAGCTTCTTGTGGATTATAGTTTGTTCCATTGCCTAAATCAACCTCAGAAATACCATCTGCATCTAAATAAACGCCATCAGGTATCATTCTAGACATTACTTGCTGTAGCTTTAAATGAGTTAATTGAATCATATCAGCAAAACCAGTTATTCTACTTACTAATGATTCTATCTTACCATTATACATTCTTGGAGCTACTATACTATAATTTAATTTTACCTTAGTATTGTCACTCTTAGGTCTAACCATATTCTTAGCTATACCCCATTTAAGAAGTTTTTTGGTTCCAAGAATTAAAACTCCTTCATATAATATTTCTATAGATCTAGAAACTCTTTCAAAATTTTGTTCAACAAGTTCTTGAGGAGGGTTAAAAGAATCATCTTTAACTATTATTTTGCTAGCTCCACTTCCAATTGTTTTTACTTTATAAACCTCATTCATAAAAGTTTTATAATTAAAGTATAAAACCTCTATTTGATTTGTGTCTACATAATTGTCATTTAAATGTGTTCTACTATATCCATTTTTATTATTATGAGGTTGTTGCATTATCTCTTCTAGATCTTGTTGAGATAAATCTGTAAACTCTTTTTTTAATTCATTTATTGGTATAACCTTAACCTCACCTACATAATAAACATCTTCAAAGTATGGTGAGTCTGTATGCGAATAAACTAAATTAGCAGGATCAACATAATCAACTTTAACGCCTTCTGACTTAGAAAAAGTATTTTTAACAGCACCTATACCTAAAACAGCTAAATCATAATTAACTCTTTTTCTAGTTAAATCATATTTATTTGTTTCTAAAATAGTATTTATTGCTTGCTCTTCAGCTAACTCTACAGATTGCTTATATGTTAACTGCATATGTAAATCAAGCTCTTCTTTTGTCTCAGGAAGCTCTTCTTCTGGAGTATCAGATATATCTATACCAAAAGCTTGCTTAGAAAACTCAGCTAATTCTTTAGTTTCCATATCAGCTAATATAGTTTCCATATAATTAGTTCTTTTCTCTACACCATAAGGATCTTGAGAATAAGCCTTTATATCATATGTTCTTTCGGATATACCATTAACAACTATATCAACAAACTTAGGTATAATAGGTACAGGCTTCCAGTCTAAATTAAGATAAGATAAATCACCATTAATAGATAATTCATCTTTATATTTTTGTATAGATTGTTCACCTCTAGCGTATAACCTTAATCTATGAAAATTTATTTCATTACTTCTATATCTATTAGATCCAGAGTCTTTATCAAACCATTCACTTTCGATAGCTTTACCAACTTTGAGTCCATACTCTAAGCTTTGCTTTTCAATATCACTAGCTATTTGACTAGGAAAAAAACTTTTTGTAACTGATTCAGCCATATTTCTATTTTATTATTTTTGAAAAGTTTCCTTGGTTTTCATACTTTGAGAAACTAATATTTATATTTTGTTTTTCTTTTTTAACATTAGGTGCATATAAATTTCTATTACAAGCCATAACTGCTAAACCTGAGCTTATAGCTGCATCAAATCTTGTTCTATTATTTATATCAAATCTAGACCAATCATTTAATGTTCTATTAAAATACATATCACCATAGTTACCATTGGTTTTTAAACCAACATGCTCTTGTATATACATTTCAATAGCAGCTGCATGTGCTTGCCTAATATCTTCACTAGAGTTGGGTATACCACCAATCTCTTTTTCTGTAGTAGATAGTTTATTCCAACTTCTGTCAGGTCTATTCATAGAATAACCTCTATAACCTCTACGCCTTAAGTAGTATAAAAGTCTAGGTTTATTATTCTCTGCTAGTATTGGCATACCATAAAATATTAATGCCATCAAAACATCTTCAAAAAACATCTCAGCAGTCTGAGGTCTAGCAATGTATTCTAAGAAGAAGTGATTAGGAGGAGCATCTTCCATAGAGAATTTGGTGAGTCCATGAAGAGCTCCCTTGGAACCTAGCCCGTCGACCGTCCCCGAAATATCATAACTATCACATCCAAATGCTCCTATATGCTCGTTACCTGGTGTTTTATAACCATTACGTTCAGTAACATTATTTTGTAAATGAGCAGGTGGTATCCAACTTACTTTAAACCTACCTTTTGGATCTGGATAAAATATAACTTGTGAATCTTTAATACCATTAACCCATTGGAAACTGCCAGTGTTAACTGATAAAGATCCTGATATATCCTCGTTATAATCTATTTGTTCGTATATTTTAGTTAAGTTAAATATACTATTCTTAGTTTCATCTCTAAATGCATGCTCCTCTGTTCTAGGAAATTGCCTATAAAATTCATTTAAAGCATCAGGATCATTTTTTAATCCATCAACTTCATTCTGCCAATGCTCTAATATACCTATATCTATGTATTCACCAAAAGGTCCTTTAACCTCTTCATCTGGTGTATCAAATACCGGCTGACCGTACTCATCAATAAACCCCTCGTAATTCCATTCCATAGGAATAAAAAGACTATAAAGACCAGAACTAGTTTGCCCATTTTTGTTTCTTTTAGTTATATCGGAATCTCTGTATAGTTTCTTAAAATTTTCACCACCTTTGTCTAAAGCATTAGACGTAGATCCCATCATGCATTTACCAATAATTCTGCTACCTAACCTTAAGGTTGTTTTTGTGACCCTCCAATTGTTGAGGATATTGTTTGGCCTCTCCCACTTCCCTGATTCATCATGTACAAGGAGTTTAAGTTTCTCCCCATCGTAGGAGTTATCTCCTGTGTTTTTCCAGTCGATTGTGGTGTCCAGACCTTGTAGATCTTCTGGTTTGTCCGTGCTCGTGATACTCCGTCTGGTAAGCTTCGATGCTGGTACTCTGAAAGCGAGTTCTGTTTTAGGTCTATCCATACCGTCTTGGATTGGTTTAAAGAAGAACGGGTAGTTGACGGATATAGGCACCACTTTGTCGGTGAACATTTTCTTAGCATCGGGACCGGACTTGGACAAAATCCCGTAGCGTGCATCACTGGATATTGTTGCCAGGTTAACGGTTTCACCACTCGCCATGAAAGAGAACCCTGACCGTCTATTCTTAAGGTAACACATTCCATAAGATCGTATATCGGCTTTACAGGCTTCCCAAAAGATATAGAATAATCTATTGGCCTCACGGAAGTCTGGCTTGCCGACGTCAATTTTACTCCACTGCAAGTACATGTAATGAGTGCCAGTAATATAAGTAGGATTACTGTTGTTATAATACCATAAGCCTTCCTCTCTAATTTTGAACTCATTTTCTATATATTCTATGTACCTCTCTTTAAACTCATTTGGATATTCTTTCCAGTCAAATATTGTTTTAATTTTATTTAATTCTTTGGGATATTCTTTTTGCTCAAACTTATTACTTTTAAACTTTACTACATTTTCAGTTTTTGGTAAGGCAATTTTTAATCCTTGTATATTATATATATCACCAATTTTACCTGTTTTACTTATAACAACAATGTCATGTTCTTTGTTATAACCGTAATTCCATTTTTTGGTTTTATTAAGTCTAGATATAGTACTCTTCTTTATTGGTTCTATAACCTCATATAAAGTTTGTTCGTACATTATTTAGATCTCCTTTCAGCAAAACCACCAAATGAAACATCTTTGGTTGTATCGACTGGTATTTTATTTTCTAATATATTCTCTTCTTCTTGTATACGATTAAGTATTTCAAAAGCATCAAATATAGCTAGCTTTTTAGTTGCTGCTGCATTCTTTAATCTATCAGCAGATATATCATCATCTGAATCAACTATAGCTTCTTTAGCTACTTTAATTAATTCCTCAACTGCTACTTGCCCAGCTTGGATTATACTCTTCTTCGTTTCCTTTATATTCATACTTCAAAGAAATATCTGTGGTTAAAATTCTATATAATTTTTCTCCATTTATAACAAATTCATATTCGCTATTAGGCGTAAAACCCACTAAATCACCTTCTGAAATATTATATTCTTTTAATAAAGGATCCATATACTTCATTATACCTACTAAAGCTTCTTCTTTCTCAGTAGTAAAATTATCATTAGATTTAATTGGCTTAACAAAACAAAAACCATTAAGTGTTTTCCAACCTTGTTTATCCCTATTATAAGAATATATTTGATCTTCTTTTACACAGTAAGTGTTTTCATCTATATAACTTTTACTGTTTTTTTCTTCACCTCTAACATTATGCCATCTTCTAAACACATTATGATGAATTATAACTTCATCACCTATTTGTAATTCAGTATCTACGGCTAAAGGTAAATGCTTTATAACAGCTTCTCTACTAACGTATTGATGATTAAAAATTTCAGTATTTAATACAAGTTCTTTATCGCCAACCTTTTTAGTATTATTATATCTAGTATCCTTTGGTTCAATTATAAAGTCATAAATACTTTTCATTAATACTGTAGATTATATTCAACAGATACAGCCATATTTTTGTTAAAATCTTTCCATATCAAAACATCTTTTTCTTTTTTGATATAGATACTGTATTTATCGTCTTCTTCTATAATATTA